GCCGTTACCCATAGACGAAAATCGGTGTAGATGTTGCCACCGTCCGTCAATGAAGATTTTATGGGTCCGGGTCAGATCCATCGCAGCTAGCCAATCAAAAGGAACCAGATGGCGAACTAAATTACTACTGATAGTATCTGAGGCGTTACTTAGGTCCATCGTAGCCCAGAAACCCGACAGCGAACCCTCACGGGCTAGACGCTGATTCCGGGTCTGGTCACTGAGGTTGATGCCCACCCTTTTAAGTCGAGAACGGATCATTTTACCGATCCCCGACTGGAGGTAAGCGTTCATCAACGGCTGCTTCTCAGTGTTACGATTTGTTTTCGCATCCTTTGGCACCTGGGAATAATTCCCGCCTTGGATCTCTTCCATCGCGAAGGGGATTGCTCCACCATTCGTGATCGCGTCGACCCATGCCTGGCTCTCATGAATCAGAGCTTCGGCAAACGGCCGCAGTTCCGGCGTTACCGTCGGTTTACTGCGCAGCTTCGAGTAGTCACTTGTACCGGCAACGCCTGTTACGGCGCCCGGGCCAAACGAGCAACGCTCGGGCCATTCCTTAACGTTGAACTCTCCGAGTACAGATAGGATTTTTCGCCGCGCATCAAAAATGATAGCGTCAACGCCGGGGAGAAAACAAAACATTCCCCGGTCCCACTTGTTTAGGAGCTCATTCGTAGCGGCACACTCGCGTTCACCGTTGGTGAACGTCTCACGCGCTTTCTCCTTCGCAGCTTGTTCAGTGCCGGGAAAAGGGTACTTACGTAAGAGGCTTTCGCACTGTTTATCTAGGAAATACGCAGACGAGTCCACGTAGTCTTTCGGGTCAACATATGCATTCGCCAAAGCGTCCCAGTTGCGGGCGGTGAGGGCATCTAGTAGTCTGATGCTCACGTCCGTCTGGATAGCCTGGAACAGCTTGCCTGATAAGCGGAATACCACGTCATCATTGTTTATAGACGTGTTTAGTGCTGCGCGGAGCGCCCTCTGGCTGAAAGGACGGACACCTGAATTGGAAACTACAGGATCCATGATGTCCTCTTACCAGGGAGTTTCGCCGTCTACGACGGCTTGAGTGACCACCGCGTCGGCGATCATCGCCCGTGCACGCGCCAGGATTTCCTGGCGTGCTACAGCACTCAGCTTCAAAGGCGTAATGAATTCGAACTTGCCGAGGCAAGTATCGATCTCACCGGTTACTTCATTCAGCACAGGGAAGACGAGCTTGCCTGAGACTGTTCGTACAGTCGCTGACTCACGAAACGCCAGCGAGGCGGTTGGCTGCAGCGCAATCACGCCCTGTGTCCGATCTTGATACAGTGCTTTCGCACCGGTCGCGATGGTTTTCGGGTAGTAACTGACGTTCGCAGCAGCCGCGTTTTTCAATACGAGAGTAGTGGCAGATGCCATTATAATCTCCAAAAGAGCATTTTAAAGGAGACTACCAGACCAATTACCCGATGATTTTGACCTTCTCTTCGATCTTCCGATCTTTTCGAGGGCGGCTTTCATCTCTTTCTCAGTCAATGCCTTTTTTGAGGAGACACCACGGAGTAGGGCGATCGCATCCAGTAACCTCTTTGGATTAAGTCCATTACGGAATTGGAGCTCAACCACTGGTGGATAAGTAAGAACTTCACGCTTTACCCAGTAACGGGCGCTAATGCGAGACGCATCAGTTGAACCCGTCATGGATCTTGTCACCACTAAAGGTGGTTTTGGAGGAGCGAGTGTCGGTACTGACGCAGTTTTTGTCAGCCGAGAGCTAAAATACCAAGTCTTGTAACCCGTGAGGAACGTCTTCCCCGCGTAACTCGTCATGTCGGCGATTTTGTCACCGATGTTCACGAACCAGTCCGCGATGAAAGATCCGGGCAATAACTCGAATACCAACTCATAAGCATTTGTTAGGCCAAGTGACTCGAGACTTGCGAGGTTCTCATTTGTGTATCTGATGATTACCCCCGCACGTGCTATGAAATTCTCCTGACCTGTAGTGCTAACCACCCACTGTACCCCGCTTGATTCGAAAGCTCGCCTGGAATCTGCGTGAGTGTATGCCGTGGCAGGATTAGAAATAGTCCTGGCCGGCGGCGTCATCTTGCAGTATCCATTAACAGCCCTCGTAATCGGTCTATTGCACACCTTGTGCAAGGCCACCATTATACCAACAGCATCATAGTACAAAGGAGTCCAACCGTAACGGTAAGCTAGCCAATTCTTCGACCAGCTGTTCCGTCTGGAGACCTGCTTAGGTACTCCAATCCCTAGCGTCCTTGCGGCCGCCTTGAACTGGAAACGACGTACCTGAAACAAAGCACGGGCGAGCCGCACGGCGATGTCAGCTAGCATTTCAGAGGCTTTGGAAGCCTCCGCTAACGACACGGCCAAGTTGACGTCCATGTCCCTCACTTTGCTGTTCAAGCGCATTACTGCAACTTGCATGGCATCGATAAAGACCGGACTAGACTTAGTTGCGACTGCGAACGTCAGCCCTGCAGTGTCGGATGCGGTATGTAAATCCGCGATATACGTCCGATAACTGAAAGGCGCTGTCCCTTTCGTGGAAACCCACGAGAACGAGCCAAGGTGTCCTTCACAGGAGTAACCTTCTTTAAAATACTCGCGGACAGGTTTATAACCGTGACTTCTCGTGAATGCTTTCACATCCATTTTCTCCGGCACGACCTTAGTCCAACCGTTTTCCCCGAACACTTGTGAATAACTCACGTTAATGTCGGGCGGTGTGGTACCATACGCCATGCCAGTCATAGACGCCGCAAAATTGAGCGGCATCTTGCTCGAAAAAGTCACAGACAACGTTCTACCTCCAAAGATTGCGTTTTAACGCGATTTAGATGCCTACCGGACCTTTAACAGACAGCAAATTCGTGCGGAATTTATTGTTTCATCCCGCGATAATACTTGTCTGCATAAG